GTCAGTTAAGCTCATTTTCTATGCCTTGCAGTCTTCTTGGCTATCTTCTTTGGCTGCGAACTATGCTGCTTACCCTTCTTCTTGTCAGCACGTTTCTTTTTTGTCGTAGCCGCATATTCTTTATCTGACAGGGACTTTATAGCCTTTTTAGGCAGATAACGCTCACCACTAGCCTTAGAGCCTTGAGTACTAGGCTTTCCGCTCTTAGTACCCCATTCCTGCTTAGTCCACTTCTTTAGGGACTTTTGAGGCTTCTTTAACGCCATTAGTCTTTATACCCACCGCCAGCTTCTTTGTAACGCTTAGCTAACATCTGAGCCTTACGCGCCGACCACTGGCCCGGGCTGCCGCCTTTTCCACTAGCTTTAATTTGATTAAAAAGCTTTTTACGCAAGGCTGGCTTTGTGTAATTGCCAGCCTTGTTTACCGTAGACTTCTTTTTTTCAGCCATTATTTTCTAGCCCTATTTTTTGACCTAGACTCTACACGAAGGTTTTTTGGCTTATTGTTAAGCGGATTGCCGTCCTTATGATGAACGTCCTTCTTGTCACCCTTCTTAACTACCCCTTTGGCTTCAGCAGTGCGTCGAGCGGCATTTCTGCCAGCCCTACGCTTCTTTTGCTCTGGCTTGGAGTGAAAGCTTTTGTACTCTTCTTTATAGTTTCTAGCCATAACCAACTCTAGAAGTGTTTGCGAACCTTCATAACTATGTTGTAAACATCACCCGAACTATGACCTACAGTAGTAAAAAGAATGTCGCCATTCTTGCCACTGCCTGCATTGTTAGGAATGCCGGTAAAATCCGAAAAGTCTAAAGTGTCAGCCCAGTCAGCGTTTAACTGCCAAGCCAAAACGTTAGTGCTTGCGTTAAAAAATATCTTAACGCTCATACCTATAGTGCTGTAATAAATACTTTGAATAGAAACGGAAGTACAAGCAGCATTTGTCATCGGATCTACCGATAAAGCGGAAACGTCAATTTTGGCTACTGCTGACTCGCCAGAGCCATCACTGACATTTGTAAACCTAAAAATAGCCGTATTGCCATCATCTTGAATTTTCTGAGTTGCTACCGCATCAGCCATACATTACCCCTAAATAGAGACAGGGGCGTTGCCGCCCCAACCAAATTAATTACGCGATTTGAACGTACTCGATAATGAAGGTAAACGATCCCGCCGTTGTAGCATCAACTGTGTTAGTGATGTTGCAGAATATAGTTCTTTCAGTGTCCGTGTACTGAACAGACGCAGGAGCGGTAGTCCCATCTTGTGTTTGAAGCACTAGCGCAGTAATAGTTACGTTGTGTGCAACAACCGTTGTACCGGCATCAAGAATTTCATCAGTCTGAGCCGCAACAATTTGTGCGCCAGAAGAAGATGTACCCACCTCATAGCCAATGTCACCCGACCCAATCACCGGAGAAACGTCACAAAAGATTTTGATATCAGTAATGATCGTGTTTGCAGGCTGCGTGAACTCCCCAATAGTAGGGCTGTCTCCGGCAGTACTGTTTACGGTAACGCCTGTGGCAAAGCCAACGTGCTTGAGAAATTTTGCGGTTACAATGCCGGTAGAAGCAATATCGACTATATCGGTGGCTGCACCAGTCGTTGAGTTTTTAGAAATAACTTTAAAACCGTTCTCTGAACGGACTGCACCATTGAATGTTGTATTACCCATGAGTATCTCCTGTCTGGGTTAGTGTCAAATTGTTCCATGTGGAACATTTTGTCAGGAATAAAAAAAAGGACTGCCCGATAATACACCGGACAGTCCCTAAAAGCTCTAGCTAGAGCCTGGGGAACCGTAGATTCCCAATGGATCAGATACGCCGAACGAGTAACGCTCACGCGCTTTGTAGCGCACGTTACCAGTGTCGAAGTCGCCGTCCATAGAAGTTTCAAGCGCAGTACGCTCAAACATCTTCATACCGTTCGGTATATCGGTGGTCAAGAAGAAGGCGTTGCTGTCAGTCAAATAATGATTCACAGCGTAACCTTCAGGGATAGCACCCATGTTACGAATAGCATTGATGTCGTTGTCAGCCGTGTTAGTCCGCTGAGTTGTTTCAAGCAGACGATCTGCTGTAAACATCAATGCGGGTGGAACGATTAAACGACGAGGACGAGCGGCAATCAGAAGGCCACGTTCGTCAGTGAACGCAGCAATCTCGATGATTGCATTCTCTAGAGAGGTCTCGTTTAAGTCAGCACCTGTTGTTGGGCGGTTAGAGTTAACTCCACCACTTACCAATGGGTGGCTGGCGTTGAACAACGTAACTCCGTCACCAGACGTAAAGGTTGTGAAACCGTTGTTGAGCAAGTTAGCCGCTTTGACTTGCTTCGTGTAAGCCATTGCGCGAGAAAGCGCCTTGGTGTAACGAGCAGAAAGAGAATCATAAAGATTATCTTCCATAGCCTCTTCGGTTATCGCAAAGCCCATCGAAATAGTTTCGTGGTTATATCTGGCAGTGTAAGACTCTTGTGCAGAGTCATAGCTTGTTGCCGCGCCTTCTGCTTTAACAGGGGCAGCCGCAAAGCCAGAAAGCTTTACTTCTTCTTCAAACGAACGATCAGAACTTTCTGTCTCATAAATGAGCGTGTGTTCATCTTCGTATTTTTCATACTCCAAACCAAATAAGGCGTTAAGCCCTGGTAGGAGTTCTTTAAGCATTTGCGCTCTTGAAATTGCCATTACTTAATTCTCCTTATACACCAAGCTTGGTTTCGTAAGCGTGACTTAAAGGTAGATAGGTCACAATACAGTCGGTGAAGGCATCGCCTACAGCACTGGTTGGGCCATCTACGAAGTCAACGATACGCAGTGGTAATGTATTAGTCGTAGCAATAGAGCCGCCGTCTAAGGCGTTCTTGCTTCGACCGATGGATGTTGAACCGGCAGTGTTAACCGCTGAGACATTGTTTCCAAGTCCAGTTTGTGCAATAGCTTCGTCAGCCTGCATACGGAATAACAACTTAGGATCGTCAACAACGTAAGCAACAATGTCATCCGCAGCAGTTGATGCTGGGAATTGTTGATTGAACGTCATCTGGTTTGTAGATGGATCTGTGTAAGCGCAGCCTACAAAAATACCTACGGTGCCAGCAGCAACAGAAGTTGTTACAGCAGCTTTTTCAACAGTTCCGGCAGCAACAAGCTTAACGAAATCACCATAAAAAATGGCGGTTGCGTATGCGTTTGCAATCTTGATATGACGAATTTTCCCAGTAAATGAGCCACTCGCACTCAAGGTATCAACCGGCTCTGCACCTGTGGGGGTAGCAGTAGTAGCCATAATAGGCCTCCTAGTTAATTAAGGGCCAACCCCTGCTTAGGGTTAACCTCTTCCAAAAGTTGTCCTGGTGCTACGCTCTGGAGAGAGCATTGGCATCCGAGGATCGTTTTCTCTTAGATAGTTGTTATCAACCGAACTCATCTGTTGTTCAGCAACATTCTGGAAGTGTTTTTCTCGCGCAGCCATCTTTTCTTCTGGCGCTTTGCACAATAATAATCCACCAACCTCAATATTGCCTTCAAACCGAGAGCCTATATCCGACTGCAACATCAGTTCTGGGTGATCATCAGCCCTTACAGGCTGCCATCCTTCCCGAAACATCTTAGATGTATGCGTATTATCAGACTCTCCTAGAATACTGGTTCTTACCCATCTAAAAACCCATCCATCTTGTGGATCGGGATCTGGAAGGATAGAAGCAGGGCTCCATGTATCTGTCGGTCTTGCATCAACTTCTCTAGAGTTGCTTTTTCTTGGTGTGCGCTCATCAGTCATTACGAAGTCTCCTTGGCGAGTTGCCTCGCATACTGTTCTGGGGTTAAACCCAATCTCTTGGCGAGAGATAATTGGGTAGCCGTCAACCGTACTTTGCGCGGTTTAGCACCATTACTCCGTGAGGAGGGCGCTACCACCGACGAGGGCTGATTGTGAGTCACGGGCGCGTCACGGCTATATGTGTCGCTATTATCCTCCCAATCATGTTCTGGAAATGCTTGTCTTAAACGAGCATCAATCTGCCTAAAATACTCCTGAGAGTTAGGCTGAATTCCTCTTTTTATTAAACCTGCATGAGCACCATACGCCAGACTAGTCATTTCTTCAAACCCGTCTTGCATAAACCAAGAGTTCTTATTCGCCCACTCTTGGGCCTCTGGATCTATCTGTGGTGCTTGCTGTTGCTGAGCAACTTGTTGTACTGACTGCTCAGCAATTTGCTGCTGATACATCTGCTGCTCGTACTGCTCTCTCTGAACTTGCTGGGATGAAAGCTGTTGAGCATGACGCTCTGCCTCACCAACTTCAGCTTGCGCTCTCATAAGATCTTCTTGAGCGTTAACGACATTATCAGTGTCGCCTTCCTCATAAGCTTTCTTATAATTGTTTCGCGCTTGCTCTAAAGATAGCTCTGCTCTTTGTTTGATCTGAGCAACGAGTGCGCCTTCACCGCGATTGATTAGAGATTCATACTCTTTATTCTTCGCTGAAAGCTGTTGAGCAACACGAACAGCCTCTTCACGCATCCTTTCTGCGGCTTCCCGCTGGCGGCGCTCTTCATGCTGCTCGTATCGTAGTTTGTTAATTCTTTTTTGAACTTTATCGCTATAACCGCTTAGTTCGTCATCATCTTCTGTGTCAGAAGCCTCTGCGGACTTAGGAGCTCTACGATCTTCTTCGCTTCTGTCATCAATGACTTCAAGCTCAATGTCTGAGTCCTCGTTGTCAGAAGTTTTCTTGCCGATCTGGGTGCGGACTCCAAAGAATTTTTCTTCGGGACTGTGTTGCTGATCTAAATCAGTATCTTGTGCTTCACTCATACCTTAACAATGCCTCTTGGATCTTCGACAACAGCCTCAACGGAATCATCATTGATTAAACGAAACTCCTTACCATGCACTTTAAATCTAGTACCCGAATAAGATCTCATTAAAATCCAATCGCCTTTTTGGCAATAGGGGCCATCAGGAAATCGCTTAGGGTCATTGTAAGCACTAGCTCCCATTTCTAGAACCATGCCGACAATAGACCCTACTTCCTCATCACGAATTGTAGAGTGTGCCTTTAATATGCCACCCTCAGTCAATTCATCAGGCTCTGGTAGAGCGATCAACAGCTTAAACCCTTTAGGGGTAGGCAACTGCTTTGCCTTGCGAGAATCATCCTCTTCAGATGTCTCGGTAGTTGCTAATGCTTCAGACATTAGTTTTTCCTTCAGCACTGGAAAATAGCGTCCAGAGTCGCTTGCACCGCTTTTGCGGGTAATTACGTCGATTCAGCCCTCTGTTTGAGGTCTAAAATCTCACGTTCTGCTAGTGCTAAACCCTCGATAATGCCGCAAATCTTGGCGTATTCGCCGTAATCTTTGCAGCCACCACCGCTAACATGGTCAGCATATTCATTCATTTGAGATCTAATCGCATTTTTCAAAACGTCAAAGACATTGTCATGAATGT